CCACTGAAGGCAATGCCAAGGCTGTGATGAACGAAAAGAAAACCCTCGCCGGCGCCATGGCCGAGGTTAAGGGAGCGGCACGAAAGATGGCCACGAACGGCGTGGCCATCATGGCGGACGATGACGTTTATGCCATCGTGGATAAATACTTTGGTATTTCCGCCGCCCCCACTGCTCCCGCCGCGCCTGCATCAGGCAAGGTGGTGCTTGATATAGCCGACTTCTTTTAGGAGGCGGCCATGGCAAAAGAGAAAATCCTGAATGATGAATGGTCCCTCTGCCCGGAGGAACTGCCGGAAGGCTTGACCGCATGGGTGCGCCGCAAAATCATCGATAAGGATAACACCCTGATATATAAGCGCGGAAACGTCCGAGGCCTGTGTTATATATGCGGCCAAAAGGTGACATCTACTGGCGAACGTTTTAAACAGAACTACCGCGTGACATGTCCGTCGTGTGGCTCTAAAGTATGGTGCGTCCTCGAAGATGGCGCAAACTGGAAAGCTGACTATGTGGACAACATCGCCGCTGCCCAGATGGGCAAAGATGGAAAGACGGTATTCATCCGTCAATGGCATGTTGTGCGCGATCCCGAAGCACGCTTCCAACAAACAGAGCGCTGGCTTAAGGAAATAGCCAGATATGCTATCCGCGGAGAATTGATAGCCAAATGGCAGAAAGAAATCAAGGAATCCTGGCATATGCAGGTTTGCAGATATCCTATTGACCATTGGGAACGAGTAAATAATTACTCCGTCATATATGACGGAGGCTACACCTTCTATATGCCGTCTATAGACTCGGCCGTAGTCGGAACGCCTCTGCAATATAAGGCAATCAAAAAATATGCAGCAGAAGTGCAGAACCCGAATGTAATTCGTTACATGATAGACGCTGCCAGATACCCGATATTGGAATTCTTTGTGAAGAATGGATATACATGGGTGATGAACGAGAGGTGCAGCCTTGGCGGAGCAGATAAAGAAGGAATGAACGCCATCCTCTGGCAACGTAAAAAGTTGCAGGAATGCTTCCGCTTCCCGCTGCGGCTGCTGAAGCTACAAGAACCTGCCGTGTGGCAGCTGAGGGACTTCAAAAAGCTCAATGACCTATGGGAATGCCACCGGCGGGGAGGATTGGAGGAAAAGGACATCGGGCGGCTGATGGAAACCGGAATCGATTTCAAATGCATAATCGCCGCCACCCCATACGCTTCTGTAGCCAAGATTCTGAAGTACTTGGAGGTTCAACAACAGGCAAGGAGGTATCATGTCGAGGCGGACTATCGAGATTACCTCGCCGAATGTCGGCAGCTTGGCCTTGACCTTAGCGATAAGCAGGTATTGTTCCCTCGTGACCTGATGGAAGCTCACCGCAGGACGACGGCTCAAATTAACTTCGAAAAAAACAAAGCAGATCAGGAGAAATTCATCAAGGCCGTGGAGGCCCTTGCAAAGTACACATGGAGCAAAGATGGATTTAGCATACGGGCGGCACAGACCCAGGAAGAACTGCGGGATGAAGGCGCTACACTCCACCATTGTGTGGCCGGATATGCCAAGCGAATGGCGGCCGGCGAGACGGCAATATTCTTCATTCGCCTGGCAGAGGAGCCTGATACTCCATATTACACCCTGGAGTTAAAGAATAAACAGGTAATCCAGTGCCGCACAGACCATAACAAATCGTACGAACAGGATCCTGCCGTAAAGGCTTTCGTTGACCAATGGCTCAAAGGCGTTGTGACCAAAGGCGGCGTCAAAAAGAAGAAAGCAGCATAAGGAGGAACAACATGGAAGTAATGGACATGCAGGAATATGCGGAATTGATACCGGAAGAATCCCGGAATATCGAGGTTATCACCGGCGAGATATTGCTGTTCAAGGCACAGGCCGGGGCATCTATTCTCGAGATCGGCAAGCGCCTTATAGAGGTTAAAGCTCAGCTGGGACATGGTGAATGGATTGATTATTTACGGGAAAAAGTGGATTTTTCACCCCGTACCGCACAGGACATGATGAGGCTTGCGAAGGAGTATTCAAATACGCAGACGTTTGCGCTTTTGGGTGCGCAAAAAGCCTTGCAAATGCTGGCTTTACCCGCCGAAGAGCGCGAAGATTTTGTATCCCAAAATGATGTGGAAAACATGTCGGTCCGCCAGCTGAAGGAAGCCATCAAGGCCCGCGAGGAAGCGGAGAAGGAGCGGGACGAAGCCAAGGAGGAGTCCGAGGCCATTCGTCAGGATCTCACAGACCAGCTGAAGGAAATGCAGAGATCCCACACCGCCAACATGGAGCAGGCGCAAGCCAAGCTCCGGGAAGCCTGCGACAATGCAGAACGGGCCCGCCGGGCAAAGGCGGAGCTGGAAGCCAAACTTAAGGATTTGGACAAGCCCCGTCCTGCGGATGAAAAGGAACTGGATGCAGCCCGCAAGGAGGCGGCCGATAAGGCCAGAGCCGACGAAGCCAAGAGGCTGAAGTCTCAGATAGAAAAAGCGGAACAGGCCGCAAAGAAGGCCAACGAAGAAAAAGCCAAAGCCGATCAGGCCGCCGCAGCCGCCAAAGCCGCGTATGACCAGACGGCACAGGTAGAAGCCAAGGAAAAGGAAATCCTTAACGGTGAAATAGCCGACCTCCGCAAAAAGCTGGCTATGGCAGGCTCCTCAGAAATGACCATTTTCAAGGTACATTTTGAAGCTATGCAGGATCAGGCCAATAAGATGATCGAATGTATCGGCCGTTCTGTGGATAACGGAAACGCTGAAATGGCTGAAAAAATGCGTGCCGCCGTTAAGGGCTGCTGCAATGCCATTATCAGCGGGTTGGGAGGATAGCATGATATATGTAAAAACTCAGATGCAGAGGATACCGCAGAATTGCCGGGAGTGCGCCTTTTATCTTCGCTCCACCTATACCGAAAGGCTGATAGTGCCTTTTGGCTCAAAGTGCAAAGCCAAGGGCGGGTACATTTACGGCAAGAACATCGAACAGCATGGCGGGCGGCCCAAATGGTGCCCACTCAGGGAGTCGCAGCATGGCTAAAATGAAGCTCGTTTATATCTGCTCTCCTTATCGCGGGAATATACAGGAGAATACGGCGGCGGCACAGCGGTACTGCCGCGACGCCTACGAAAAAAACTGTATCCCCGTGGCACCGCATCTATACCTTCCTCAGTTTCTTGATGATGACATCCCTGAAGAGCGCGATCTCGCCCTGCGCATCGGCCTGCGGTTGATAAATTACTGCAGCGAAGTATGGGTACACGGCCACACTATTAGCCCCGGCATGCGCGGTGAAATAGAATACGCCAAGACCGCCGGAAAACACGTCATATATATTCCTGCCGCGAAAGAAAAACCCGAAAGCATGCCTGACGATAAGTGCAGCAGGGAACTGGCAGGCATGTCCGATGATGAACGCAGCAGAGAACTGACAAGAATGTACCACAACGGGGATCCTCGATATGCAAGCGAACTAAGGAAATGGGCTGAAGAGGTGTGCGAGGCTGTTGATCGCGAGACAGCAGAAAAGGGGCCGATAGAGGACCTTATAGACGAAGAGGCGGTAATAGATGATTTGTATTAACCGGAGGATATAAATATGAAGAAAGAAACCGTACCCGTATACGAAGTATACACAAAGAGCCCTGATGGCAGCCGTATGGTGTGCCGCACTTGCAGCCTTTCGGAAGCCCGCAAACAATATCGCGCAAATCGCCCTGCGCACCTTCGCATAGACGGAGTCGAACAGACTATATCCGAAGCAGAGAAGCTCATGAACCCGGGATTCAACCGTGCCATAAGCATTACAACCTCGAAGCCCCCTAATAAAAAGGAAAACATTCATCAACTCAAACCCGCCAAATAACCTTGGCGGGTATACCAATAGGAGAAACGATATGAAACGAGTGAAGCGGGCCATATACGCCGGCGCCGTGCTTGAACAGCTGGTGTATACAATACCTGACAGGCAGAAGAACTTAAAAAGAACGCCTCGCGCCCGCTTTGCCACAGAAGAAGAAAGGGCTGCGCACCGCGAGGGCATATCGCGCAGGCGTCACGCCCGATTGGTGAATGAGAATTTTAACCCCGAAAGCCTGTATAGCACCTTAACCTTCGGAAATGACGATGAAGTATATGACTTCGCCGATGCAAAGCGGCTCCGTAATAACTTTGTTCGCCGCCTGCAGTATTATTGCCCGGATGCAAAGATCATCATCTACATGGGCCGCGGCAAGCACACACACAGAATACACTTTCATATGCTTTCCCACGGCGTGCCGGAAGACGTAATACAAAAACAGTGGATATACGGTAGCGTGATCCGCGTCGAGCACCTTCGCGTTCACAATGTATACAACGGCATCGACCACGGAGCGGATTATACCGGCCTTGCCAATTACCTTTTCGATCACTGGACGCCGGAGCAGGGAGGCCATCGCTATAAAGCTACTCGCAACCTTGCAAAGCCCATGAAGGATGAAGCCAAAGAGGTAAAGAGGCAGTACACAGAAGAAAAGCCTCCCGCTGCCCCTAAGGGATACAAGCTGGTGGAGGCGGAACATACGCCATACGGCCTTTACTATTTCAAGTACGTAAAAGAGCCCCCTAAGCGGGCAACAAGCAGGATGAGGATTTGACATCCTTAAATAAGCCTTGTAAATGTGTAAACTTTTAGAACTGAACATAAAAGGAGGACGCAAAATGAAACTCAAAGCGAAAAAGAAATGTATATGCTTAACAAGAAAATGTGTATATCCAAACGAAAATAGCACTTACGTAATAATGCAGGGCATTTTGCAAATTCGTTATAAAACCGAAACAAATGACCTTGGATTTGCCCTGCGTATAAATTTCTGCCCGTTCTGCGGCAGAAACCTTGAGGAGGATAGACTATGGATGTAATTCCCGCTATTGCGTTTTTAATTGGCTTTATAGTGGGTACCTTTCTTGCTCACATTTATATTGATTAAAGGAGGACGCATGCGACCCTTAGACATTAAACCAACCAACCACAGCTATTATTGCAGCACGGCAAGATGGGACCAGCGCAGAGATGAAGTAGCTGAGTTTGATTGCTGGGAAGACTTCAAAGATGACTGGTGCCCGAAGGGCATAACCTATGATGACGATTTGAACCACCTTTTCCGTTTTGACCTTCAGTACAAATACGAGGACGAAACCGACGACAACACTGGCCCCATGCAGCTGTTGCTGTTCTTCATGCTTCAGCGCAAAGGACTGTTTGTGCCCGTGACGGTTAACAACATCACCAAGGCCGACATGCCGGAGATAACAGCATTCTTGCAGAAACGATGGGAATACCTCAAGGGACAATGGGCGGAGTTTTCTGCCTTTGATGCGGTGGATACCAAGGAGGCCATGGACTTCATCAAGTCGTATAAGTTTGTTGATGACAAAGAGGTTTATACCAATGGTGCCGAGCTTGTTCCCATGCTTAGAGTAAAACAGGCCCTGCAAGACAAAGCATATAACGGATTCCTTACCGGAGGCGGATCATGATTAAAACTCATTACCGTGATTACGCCACCGAGGCGTTTCGCGTTTTAGCGCTGGAAGGCAGCTCCGAAAAATTTCGCGAAAGAATCTGGAATGAGGCTCTGGACGATATGGAGCGCCGCAAAGAGCGCAGCGGTAGCATATCCGCCCCTACGGAGGCGGCCATTATGCGTGCTCAAAAAGCGCTTGATGACGCCAAAGCCACCATTCTTGACCTGGAGGCGGCCGAATTTGCGCTTGAGGCCCTTGAAAAAATGAGAGGCCGGGCGGCGGTAAAAGCGGTAAGAGCGGTGTACATGATAATGCCTGACCAGCCCATAAAACGCGGGGAAATACAGCAGCGAGTGGAAGTCACAAGCGTTGAGCTGCCCGCAGACCCTCGCACGATCTATCATTGGCTTTCCCTTGCCCGAAGCCTTTTTGCGGAGCACAGAGGGCTCAGAATGTGAAATTTTCCAAAATCGTGCCAGTAGTGCGACTTAAATCCGTGATATACTATGTATAGTCCCAAGAGGTGGGAACAAAAGAGCCGACACACATCGGCTCTATTTTTATGCCCAAAGGACTGCGGAACCGTAAAAATCAAATATGTAAGCACAAAGCGAAACGGAAAAAGGCGGAAATCGTAGCTCAACAACGGGGATGCAACGGAAAGGAGGTGAGCGCTGTGGCCGGGTATGAAAACATCAAAGACAGGGGCTTTGACACACTCTCGCCGGAGGAACGAAAGAAAAGAGCCAGCGAAGGCGGTAAGGCGTCCGCAGAGGCCCGCAGGCGCAAGAGACTCATGGAACAGGAGGCCGATATCCTGCTCTCACGCCCTTGTAAAACCAAGAAGGGGAAAGCCGCTCTTGAGGAGCTTGGATATAAAGGTGGATCTAACCAGATGGCCATGATAGCCCAGCAGGTTATAAAGGCTATGGAAGGCGACATGGACAGCCTTAATTGGCTCAGAGACATACTGGGCGAAAAGCCTGCCGAAAAGATGGACAGCAACATCAAGACTGTGTTCGGTTTCGAGGGCATAGACGATGAGGCCAGCGGTTAGGCGGGTAAACTTTGGGCTGCCGCCAAATCCTAAGCAACTGCAGTTTTTCAAGTCAAGAGCAAGACACACGGGCTATGGCGGCGCAAAGGCGGGCGGCAAAAGCTGGGCTATGCGCACCAAGTTGATGATGCTGGCCATGAAGTACGCCGGACTGAACATTCTTTTGCTGCGCCGCACACTGAAGGAACTGCGCGAAAACCATATAGAGCCCATGCGCAAGATCCTCTGGGGCGTAGCGAAGTATAACAAATCTGAGATGGTTTTCACCTTCCCCAACGGATCGCGAATAGTCTGCGGTTACTGCGACAACGAAGGCGATGTGAGCAGATATCAAGGCCATGAATATGACGTCATAGCGTTTGAGGAGGCCACCCTGTTTACGGAACAGATGTACGAGGACTTGATCCTCTGTAATCGCTCAACCCGTACCGACTTCTCGCCCAGAGCATATTACACCTGCAATCCGGGCGGCGTTGGCCACGAGTGGGTAAAGCGGCTGTTTATTGACCGCAACTTCAAAGACACCGAGAACCCGGATGACTACTTGTTCATCCCGGCGCAGGTGTACGACAATTACGTCATCATGGACCGGCAACCGGAATATGTGCGCATGCTGGAAAACCTGCCGGAGGATAAGAAAAAAGCCCTGCTGTACGGCGACTGGGATGCCTACGATGGCAGATTCTTCACCGAGTTTTCCCGCCGCACCCACGTTGTCAGACCCTTCAAAATACCCGAGCATTGGCAGAAATACAGAGCTTTTGACTATGGCTTGGATATGTTGGCCTGTTACTGGGCGGCATTTGATGAACTTGGTAACTGCTATGTATACAAAGAACTCTGCGAACCCAATCTTATAATTCCACGGGCGGCACAGAAGATCATAGAGATGACCACAGAGGAAGACGACATAATATGCACCTTTGCACCCGTGGACATGTGGGCCAGAAGCCAGACCACCGGCATATATAAGGCCGAAATGTTTGCCAATAACGGCCTACCATTAACACCCGTAAAGAATGGGCGCGAAGATGGATGGATGAACCTGCTTAACTGGTTGCATCTTGTGCCGGACGGTACCGGCGAACTGAAGCCCAGGCTGTTTATATTCGAGAACTGCAAAGAACTTATACGTTGTTTGCCGCTGCTGCAGCATGACGACAAGAAGCCGGACGATGTAGCAAAAGAGCCGCATGACATAACCCACGCACCGGACGCCCTGCGGTATCTTCTCGACGGGCGGCCAAGACCCGCAGAGATACCCGCGCAGAAGGATGAATTTGACCCCATAGACTTTGATGAACAGGTCGGCAACCTGTTCGACTACGGACTGTAAGGAGGAATATATGGAAATGGCAATCGGCGCCGTAATAGGCGTTATTTTGTTTTTTGGAGGAATGATGGCAGGGCGGCGCATGGTGCGTCCCGCCGAGAGGTTGAAACCGGATGACGATCTTAACGTCACACCGTATGACAGCCGCAGAGAGAAGGCGGCAAAGATGAACCAGCAGTACTTCAACCTGATGAATTACACCGGGAGGTCCCAGATAGATGAAGATTAAAAGAGAACCCGAAAAGATATGGGAGGAATACCAGAAAGGCAGGGAGTACAACAACGCCATCGATCTTTATGAGACCGTGAAGATGAATGAGAATTTCTACATCGGAAAGCAGTGGGAAGGCCTTAACGCGCCCGATCTGCCCAAGCCTGTACTTAATATTCTCAAGCGCGTTGTGGCCTTCATGTGCTCCACCCTGGTTTCTGACGACATCGCCATATCATTCGACCCCCATGACGCACAGGACGCCGATAAAAAGATTGTGGCGGCGGCTATGGGCACCCAGATAGACAAGATCATGGAGAACACCAAGTTCCGCCACAAGATGCGCAGCTGCATCCGGAACGCCGCAGTGGACGGAGATATGTGCCTTTACGTCCGATTCGATCCCACCATAGAAACGGGCCAGGTCGTGAAGGGTGACATCAGATGCGAGATTATTGAGAACATCAACGTTATATTCGGCAATCCACACAACAGCTGCGTTGAGAGCCAGCCTTATATCATACTCGCACAACGCAAGACGGTGGGCGAGCTCAAAGAAGAAGCCGAAAACAACGGCATGAGCGAATCCGACATTCTCCTCATAACATCGGATGCAGACGAACTTCAGATGGAAAAGGGTGATACTGACGCCCTGGCAACTAAGCTCATTAAACTGTGGCTGGAAGATGGACATTTATGGGTAAGCGAGAGCGTCCGAGAAGTGGCCATACGAAAGCCTTACGCCACAAATCTGACCATGTACCCGGTGTGCTGGATGCCCTGGGAGGAGGTAAAGAGCAGTTACCACGGACAGGCCGTAGTCACCGGCGTGATACCCAACCAGATAGAGATAAACCGCCTCATAGCCTGCCACCTCAGAAGCCAGCAGATGAACGCTTTTCCCAAGATCATATATGACGGCTCTAAAATCAAGAGCTGGACGGACAAAGCCGGCGTTGCGATAAAAACAGAGGGCATGGGTGTATCCCGCATACAGGACGCTGTTACTTCAATTCGCGGCGGAGACGTTTCTGCTCAGGTTATGGAGATTGTACAAAGCCTTATCACCATGACCCGTGACTTCCTGGGCGCCAACGATGCGGTTTTGGGAAACATCAAACCCGACAACGCGGCAGCGATAATTGCCACCCAGCAGGGTGCTACCATGCCTTTGCAGCTGCAGAAGCTTGCTCTGTATCAGTTCACAGAGGACTTTGCCCGAATATGTGTAGATATGATGCACGCCTACTACGGAGTCAGAGAAGTTTATCTGGATGACCCCGTTGAGATACCCGCGCTGGATGAGTTCGGTAAGCCTGTTATGGACATCAACGGCAAGCCCATTATGACAAAAATACAGAAAACGAATGTGGACTTTGGGCAGTTTGACGCCATGAATTATCACCTCAACATCGATGTGGGCGCGGCTTCCTACTTCTCTGAGCTTATGCAGCAGCAGACCATGGACAACCTGCTGGCGCAGGGCCTCATAGTGGACCTTGTAATGTACCTTGAATCTGTACCCCGTAAGTACGTCAGAAACAAAGATAAGCTGGTTGAAGCGCTTAAAAAGAAACAGGCACAGATGGAAGCCCTGGCACAACAGCAGGCAGCGCAGACAATTCCCACAAATGCAAACGCGGACCCCGCGGCGCTTGCAGCTCAAGTTGCCGCAGCTCGCGAGCAAATAATAAATCAAAAAGGAGCAGCATAATGGACGACAAAACCCTTGATACCACCGTGACCCCCGATCAGAACAGCGACATCCCCGAGGCACCCGAAAAAACCGAGGAGCCTAAAAAGGGGGAAGGCGCCAAGCCTCCCGAAAAGGTTATACACACCAACTGTATAGGCTGTAAGCTGCGGGAGCCCGTAACCCCGAGCGAATATCGGTGCAAAGCAAAGAAGCCCGATATGCAGACCTTCACCTGTTATAAACAATCTTAAAACAACCGCCTAAACCAAGGCGGATTTTTTATGCCCTAAACCAAGGGCGGAAAGGAAATGCAATGTCAGGATATACCAATTCTGCCACCTTTGATGACGGCTCTAACCTGTTTATGGACACACCCGAAGATACCACAGAGGACGTTCAGGAACCCGTAGAGCATGAAAGCGCAACCGATACTGCGGACCCTGATGAGCCTGCAGACAAGAACGAACCCGAAGAACCTCCCGTGGATTCCGATGCCGCTAAAGACGATGTTAAGCCTGGTATCCGCATTACCTACATGGGCGAAGCAAAAGACCTGACATACGATGAGGCTGTTACGCTTGCCCAGAAAGGCATGAACTACGACAAGATTCTTCAGGAACGTGATACCTATAAGGCGACACACGACGAAGCTGACCGTAGCCTGCGCGAGCTGGGCAAATGGGCAAAACAGGCCAACATGACCATGCCTGAATACGTCGAACACCTTCAGGGCGTACGCAGGGCCCAGAGCATAAGCCGCGAGATTTCCTCTATTCGCGAGAAGTATCCCGATATACCCGAAGAAGCCGCCAAGGAAATGGCTGAAGCTCGTATCAAGGATAGCGATGCAGAGGAGCAGCGGGCGGCCCAGGAACGACGGCAGACTGAAGAAGCTGCTGCCCAGGAACCCTGGATAGACTTCGTACGCAGATACCCCGACATGTCCCAAGTAGAAAAGATTCCCGCTGAAGTCCTTGCGGAGATAGAGAACGGTGCAAGGCCTGTTGAGGCTATGCAGCGCTATGAAATACAGGACATGCGTAAGCAGATCAGCGAGCTCAACACAAAAATGGGGCAGCTCGAACAGAACAAAAAGAACAAAGACACAGCCCTGCCGGCAGCGGGGAATTCTCGGGACGACAAGGCCGAGGATCCCTTCCTTGCTGGACTGGGCCTTTAATTTATGCGAAAGGAAATAAGACAAAATGGCAGATATCAATCTTCATGAACTTTATCACAAGCAAATGGCGATGCTTTATACTCACGCCTCCTTCTTCAGGGGTAAGACCTGCAACGAGTATAGTTGGAATGGCGTAGAGTCTATCAACATCACCACTCCCAGGACCGTTCCTCTCAACGACTACAACCGCAATGCCTCCGGCAATCGCTACGGTACCCCCACCGAAATGGGCGACTTTGTACAGCGCTGCCCCATCACCATGGATAAGGGCTTTGCGGTCACCATCGACAAGGGCAATTACAACCAGCAGGGCCTTATGAAGAAAGCCGGCGTCATGATGAAGGCTCAGGTGGACGAACAGGTTACCCCCTACATCGACAAGCATGCTGTTAAGGTGTGGGCTCATAACGCCGGCAATGTAGTGAGTGTCAACGCTGCCCCCGGCAAGAGTGACATCATCGACCATCTTGCGGCCATCGAAGCAGCGTTTAACAACGCTTTCATTCCTCTGGATGACAGATTCGTATCACTGCCCAATACCACGGTGTCCATTTACAGGACTGCGTTCGATAAGCTGGACTCCGTCACCGACCGCCTGCTGCTCAAGAACGTAGTCGGCAAGTTTGGCACCCTGCACATCCTCGGTGTTCCCGATGACTGGATGCCTGCCAACAGCCATTACCTGGCCTTCCAGCGCAGGAGCGCCATCATAGCAGAGCAGGTAAACGACACCGTTCTGCATACCAATCCTCCCGGCATTTCCGGCCACCTGCTCGAGGGACGCTTCATCTTTGATGCATTTGTAGTGGGTGCTCGCTCCAAAGGCGTTCTGGTTGGCGTAGACACTGCTAACATTGCTGCTGCACCTACTCTGACCAAGGGCGCATCCACCAGCACCCTGGCCAGCACCTCTGCCAATACGACCATTAAATACACCACCGACGGCTCCGATCCCATGTACAGCCGCTCCGCACAGATCTATAACGGCGCATTCACTAATCCCGCAGCCGGCGCCGCTGTTCGCGCCGTGGCATACTCTGACACCATGTATCCCGCATGGATGTCCGCAGTTACTTTCTAATCAATCAACCTATGGGGCGGGTAACACCGCCCCTAATATACGCATATAGGAGGCGAGATACATGGCAGAATTGACAGTACAGGATATATATGAGATTGCCTCAAGCTTCCTCTACGAGTATGACGGAGATGATGAAGATAGCAGAAGCTTTTCTATTCACTTCCTGAATGTGTTGCTTGAGGAAACGCTCAACTGCGAAAACAGCATACGCGAACACAAAGGCAAAGAACGACTGGAAGAAGCCCCGTATGTAAGGGCGCTCACAGATGTTATAGACTACAGCCCCTCCCTGACGCGCACCGCTCTGCCGTATGGTTTGGCCGCACAGTTTTTTCAGGAGAACATGGATAACTTCCAGGCCGAGAACTACCGGGCAAAATACCTTGCCGCAGTACAGGATGCCGGCAAGATGAATGACGGCATCGTGGAGAAAGGTTATGGTGTATAATGCCCCAGAGTGTAACACCCAAAAACATAACGGACGTTAAGCTGTATTCAAAGAAATACACTCAGTTTCGCGGCGTAGATTTCTCGACGGATCCCACCCAGGTAGCGGATTACCGTTCACCCTATGCACTCAATCTCATATCCGACCTTGCCGGTTTCCCGGAAAAGCGAGTTGGTTGGAGAAAAATACTCGACACAGGAAAGCAAATAAACGGAATACACCATGCTGTATTCGCGTCAGGCGCGTCCATGCGCTTCGTCCACGCAGGGAATACCCTTTACACCTGGGACGAATCAAACGCATCGCACACGGCCATTTGTGAGACTATGGCGGATAACAGAAGCGTAGCCTTTGCTCACGGCGGCAAGATGTATATCATGGACGGCTTGAAGTACAAAGTGGTGAGCGAATCTGGCGGCGTATATACCGTATCCAACGTGGAAGACGGCGCCAACTTTATCCCTACGACCTCAATCGGCATGACCCCCGATGGCGCTGGAACGGCCTTCGAGGGCATCAACATGCTTTCCGCACAGCGAAAGAACTCTTTCATAGCTGACGGCCGCTCCACCACCTTTCAACTCGACACGAGCGAACTGGACAGCATAGACAGCGTAAAGGTAGACGGCGAAACCTATACGGTCACAACCGGATGGACGCGCACAGAATCCGGAGTAATATCCTTTACTCCCGGCGCCGCTCCCGCCGGTGACGGCGTATATCTGGATATACACGGACGGATATATATCTGCACCGATGCGGAAGGTACCGCGCTAACCACCCTCGCCGCATCAACCCGCGCCAGCTTCAAGCTTACCAACGAGAAGGAAGAGACGGGCACCTATTACAAGGCCAAACAGCTTACGGAGGAGGCGGCCCCAACCCTCGAGGCCACCCTGAGCGAGAATGTATACACGCTTGCAGATTCTAAAACGTATGTCGTAAACCTGGCGGGCGGCACCGTTGATTTTGCGCTGCCCCCTGCAGATGGGAATGGCATAGACACCGTTGTAATTCAGATCAGCAAATCCATAGAAGGATATGCCGACCGGGTCAACAAGTGTTCGATATTCGCATTCTACGGCTACAACAACGATAACCGCATCTTCATAAGCGGTAATCCGGAATACCCCAGCTGGGATTGGCAGTCTGGGCTTGATGATCCGACATACTTTCCTGACACCGGATATACAAAGGTCGGCTCAGATACATCTGCCATAATGGGATATCTCAAGCAGTATAACTCGCTGACCATAGTTAAAGCGGACAATGAGCAGGATGCGGAAGTATTTCTTCGCACTGCTCAGATGGAAGACGATGGAACGGTAATATTCCCCATCCAGCAGGGCATCAAGGGCGTTGGCGCCATAAGCAAATACGCTTTTGCCACGCTGCGAGACGATCCCCTGTTCCTTGCCCGGGAAGGAGTGTTTGCCATTGCTTCGACTTCCGTACAACTGGAACGCACCGTGCAGGATAGGTCCTACTTTGTAAACCCCGTACTGACAACCGAGGCGGGCTTATCCGAAGCCGTGGCTGCTGTGTGGAATGGCTATTATATTCTCTGCGTCAACGGGCGGGCATATGTGGCCGACAGCCGCAAACGGACCGCACAGAGCGGAACGGGCGCGTCATACTCCGAATCCGGCAGTTACGTACAATACAGCTACGAATGGTATTACTGGCAGAACATTCCCGCCAGAGTGATACGAGAATTTGAAGGGGAGCTGTATTTCGGCACAGCAGACGGATATATCTGCAAATTCAACACCGACATATCCACCATGGCCAAATACAACGATGATGGTGCCCCGATACTTGCCAGGTGGGCCACAAAGATGGATGACTACGGCACCATAGTGCGCCGGAAGACCCTCACCAAGAAGGGCTGCGGAGTCATGATAAAGCCCTATACACGTTCATCCGTCACGGTCTACACGTCCACCGACAGAACCCACGAGGCGAAGATCCAATACGCCGCCATGGACATACTGGATTTCTCGGACATAGACTTCTCCCGATTCACTTTCAACACACTCGACACTCCGCAGGTCGTGCCATTTAATAAAAAGGTCAAAAAGTTCATTGTCCTTCAGCTTATCTTTGAAAACAACGTCAAGGATGAAGGTTTTGGTATTTATGGCGTGCAGACTCAGTTTGCCATCGGCGGATACGTCAAGTAAAAGGAGGTAACATGGCTATTGCTATACCCAAGCTCTACACAGTAGGAGCCAATCACACAATCGACACATCTTCGTACGCCGGCAGCACGGACCCGAATGCCGCAGCCCTCAAGGCCTATGACAACCAGCTCAAATCATTCAAAACTGCGCTTCAGTCTGCCTATGAATCTCAGGCCGCAGCCAACATATCTGCACAAAACAAGCTGAAAGGCCAGTTCGATGCAGCGCGCTCAAATGTTTACACCAATGCGCGACTGTCTGCTATAGGTAACAACGAACGACTGGCGGCTCTTGGCCTTGCCGGCAATATTTACGACCACGCACGCAGCGGTACTTCCGAAACCAACAGGATCGCACAGGACATAGCCATGCGAAAGTCTCTGTCTTCCCTTGACCAGGGGCAGGCAGACGCTTATAGCGAGTATCAGCTTGCCCTGCTGCAGGCCCAAAAGGAAGCCGACATGAACTATGCCAATAAAGTGGCGGAAGTGGAGGCGGCAAAGATTCCTTATCAGGTTGCTCTTGCGCAGGCCCTTGCCACAGTATCCAGCGGCGGCGGCAGTGGAGGAAGCAGTAAGTCCTATACCAGCTCATCCAGCAAAAAGAGCAGCAGCAGTAAAAGCAGCTCTGGCGGCCTTAGCGTGACGTTCTCTTCTACATCTAAGAAGGGCGCCGAGGCAGAGGTGAACATGCTCGAAAAGACAGGCCAGATCACCAAGTCCGAAGCGGCAAAGCTGAAGCAAGAAATATCTAAGAGTGGTTTGAGCAATTCAAAAACATCGAGATAGGAGCCTGACATGGCAAAAGTATCACGCGATAATAGTGGCAGCGGAATTACAACAAACCTAAACAACACAACGAACGCCGCAACAATAAATGTTCCCAAGGTGGTACGAGACAAAAACGGCAGCGGAATTACAACGAATCTAAACCGGACGATAAACACAGACCGGGTAGCTTACGAAAGGGCAAAGGCTTTATCTGCATCCGCAGACCGGGCGGCAGAACAGACAAGGCTTAACACCGCTGCTGATGCTGCAAAAAAGGCATACGAAGATTATCTTAAATCTTCTGCCAACCGCCAGTATCAGAAAACATGGGGCAGGCAGTCCGAGGAAGCCAGACAGCTGTATCAGGAATACAACACGGCCGTGCAGGAGCGGGACGCCTATGCCAACCAAAGCAAGCTTCAGAGCTTTGCTGACATTGCGTCCGGTCTGAGGAACAACACCGCCATTCAGTCCGAAGTGGACAAACAGCGGGCGGTAAACCTCGGCACATCAAAATCCGGCGATACGCTGGGGCAGAAGGGCTTGCCTTTCCTCCGGAACGCAACCACCGAAGCCCAACGCCAGCAGAAGATGGGCTATTCCACGTGGGATACCGAAAAGTATCAGGCCATGAGCAATGATGAGGCGGAAGTGTACAACCGCCTCGTTAAAAACGGCCACGAAAAGGAAGCCCAGGAGTTTCTTGACGCCCTGGACAGCACGCTCAACTATCGCGTTACCAAAGCCCGCACCGACACGGCCCGTCAGGCCGCACAGGATGGTGTAATAGGCGGCGTGGGGGCCAGCATAGGCTCCACGCTGCTTAACATCCTTGGTACCGGCGCACAGGCTGAGCTGGCAGCCATACTGGCAATGCGTAACGACGAAGCCATAGATCCATACGCCGAGGAGATGTACGGCAGGAATCTTTCGTCCACCCTCCGCGGCACCGTATCTGAGGAAGTGGGCAATTGGGCGGCAACCCTTCCCACCGTAGACACCAGGCTCGGGGCACAAAGCGGCAAGTTTAAGGCTATGTCCTCGGAACAGCAAGCGGAAAGCAATCGGAAGATTACCGAATTCCTTTACAACACCGGCATGAGTATGGTCGATATGATAGCAATGTCTCCCATGGGCGCCACCGGCATGTCTCTTATCATGGGAACCAACGCCGCAGCGGACAGCCTCATAGACGCAAAGAACCGCGGCCTTTCGGATGAACAGGCTATGACCATAAGCATCATATCCGGTGCAGCGGAAGTCATTGCGGAGAAATACTCTCTTGACCGCCTGTTTGATGGCAAGATTGCTGTATCCAGCCTTAGAAACGCCCTTATACAGGGCGGCGTGGAAGCTTCTGAGGAGGCTGTCACGGAGCTTGCCAACACTCTGGCCGATGTGTTTGTATTGGGCAACCAGAGCGCCTTTGAGGAGGCCATAACCGCATACATGGAACAGGGCATGGACTACCAGCAGGCGCAGAACAAGGCCTTTGTTGATGTCCTTGCAGATATAGCAGCTGCAGGCGCCGGCGGATTCCTCTCCGGCTTCACCATGGGCGGCGCGGTGGACATAATGAATACCAACGCCCAGGGCAGAAGCATAATCGACCAGACCGCCCAGACCTTCATAAAGCAGGGGCAGACCCCGGAGCAGGCGCAGCAGAGCGCCATTGAGTACCTCAAGGAAGAACTCCGGGCGGTTGGAGCTCTGGCAGATGAAGGTACCGTTGCTTATGAGCTGTCCCAGCGCACCGGGGATATGAGCACCGGCGATATTGGCCGGGCGTACCTTGCAAACCGGGAAGCCGCAAAGGCCGGGCGGATGACCTTCCCGGAGGAAACTACTCCGGAAACCCCCGCCCAGAAAATAGAAGCCATTGATAACCAGATTGCCGAACTGGATAAAAGAATAGCAGAAGCGGCAAATGCCGCTGACCTCAGCAAGTATGGCCAGACAGCAGAAGCTTTGGCGCTGGATCCGTCAGCCCATCTGTACGGCGATAATGGTACCCTGCTGAATGAACTGCAGGAGCAGCGCCGACAACTTGAGCAGGAAAGGGAACAGGTAAGGCGGGAGGCTGAAGACAGAACAGCCGAAGCCTTTGCCCGCCTTAGAGAAGCCGAAAAAGCCGAGGCGGAAATGAAACGGCTGCTTGAAAAAACAGAAGACGAAGCAAGCGCCGAAGGCCGGATTGCTGAAGCAGAGCGCACCATAACCGACACCCGCGCTCAGTTGAAAGATGTGATTTACCCTCAAAGCAAGCGAGCACAGATTCTTAATGAAAGGCTTGCCGCGGCTGAAGCAGAGCGCACCTTGGCAGAAGGTGAACAGGTTGAGAGGGAAATAAGAACAGAGGAACTTAACGCACTGCAGGCAGACAGAGAACAGGCTGCACAAGATGCTGTTGATGCCCGAGACGAACTGGAAATGCTTTCCCTTCCCCAACTGGAACAGCGTAAAGCAATGCTTCTTGAACGTCAGGAAACCTTGCACCCGGAATCCTACGAATATGCTGTGGTGGACGAAGAACTGGACGCCATAGAAAACCAGATAAAGGATATTACGTCGGAGCCGGCAAGCGAAGAAACACCTCAATCCATTCCGGAACAGATAAAAGAACTGAACAAACAACTTGCCGCACTTCCGTTTAAAGATTCTGTAGAAGGACTGCGCATTCAGCAGGAAATACAAAATCTTGTTGAGAAGCGGGCACAAGAGATAGAACAAACCAAAACGGGCGGCACCGATGTGCAGGACAATATCGGCGGCAACGAGCCCGTCCCGGATGAAGTCAAAAATAGCATGAAGGACAAAAAGCCGCAGGAGCGCCGTCACGAAGCCCTTAAGAAGCGGCTCAATCTTGATTCTGCTGTCGTCGCCAAGATAGAAGCCCTTGCGAATGTGGGCGGAAGTGTTGCTGACGCAATGAATGTTGCACCCAACGAAAACCCCGAATCTGTTGCCAGATACTACGAATCTTATAAACAACTCAGAGGAACCTCAAACGCCGCCACAAATTACCGCAAATCGGTTTTGAACAAGCGGTATGAGGCCATCAAAAACGCCGTGGGCGATACCCTCTGGAAGTGGAAGGATAAAAAGAACGGCTTGGCATATTCCCGCATGACCCAAGAGCGCATCATTCGCGAGATCGCCGGCGAGGACCCTGAAGCCGCAGCATGGATTACTCAAAACATATTTGAGCCTGTCCACATCAACGAAGCAGCCCGCACCCGCTGGGCGAACAAATACGCCGAAAGAGCCAAAGCTCACAATATGACGGAGAACGAAAACGAATTTGTTCACATCCTCATAACCGAGCGGGATCTTATTCAGCGGCTTGCAAACGTGGAAGAGCGCGGACGATCCGAAAAGGAAATCAAGCAGCTGAAGGAAGCGCTGGACAGAGTGGAACGAGATAAAGCGAAGCTGAAGGAAAGAGATTCCAAACTGGACGAATCCCGGTGCAATACCATAGCGGATGATTTTCTTGCAATGTACCGCGAGATATACGAAAAGCTCACAGGCACACAGTTAAAGAACGGCATGCCGGTTACGGACTTCCGCAGCACTTATGCTCCTGTCGTTAAAGACAAGAAAGGCAGGACGGTGCTTTCCTATCTGGGCATAGAACTGGAAACGCAGGAGCTGCCCACGTCCATCGCGGGCCTTACTGAGTTTCGCAAGCCCGGCAAGCCCTGGTTCTCTCATGACCTTTCCCGAAGCGTGGGATATTCCACCGCTTATGATATGCTTGGTGGACTGGATGAATATCTTAAATCCGCCGGCGACGTCATATTTCACACCGACGACATACAGAATGTCCGCATGCTTGAGAACGTGATCCGCGAAGCCACTACACCGGAAGGCCGGGCGGAAACCCTGCAGGACTGGATAGAGCAGGGCATAACCGGCGAAGAACTCAATGAGAAGATGCAGAAAGAACAGCTTGAAAACAGCAGCCTTTCAAACTACGTCCGAAACCTCCGGGAATACGGCAACCTTTTGGCAAATAAAAAGTCCTCCTTTGACCGTGGCTTTGAAAACCTCTTAGGCCGCAGCCTTTATAGGACCATGCAGAACGTAAAAGCCCGCATCACTTCCAACGTTCTGGGCGGCAACATCTCTGTAGTACTGTCGCAGGCCATTCCTTTGACACAGGCCGCCGGCGTAATATCCGGCAAGAACCTGCTCAGGGGCATTGACGAAGCCGGAAGGGCTTATGCGAAGGACGACGGCTTTAACGCCCGCTCCACCTTCATAACCAACCGTATCGGATATAAGAATGTTGCTTTTAAGGATACACCGCAGAAAGTAGCAGATGCGGTAGCCAAACCCTTTGATATGGTTGATGAAGTAGTAGCTTCTGCCATAGTCCGCGGCAGGTATTACGATAACCTCGCCAACGGCATGAGCGAATCAGCAGCATTAAAGGAAGCGGATTCCTTTGCCGCAGGCCTTATCGCTGACCGTTCAAAGGGAGCATTGCCCACAATATTCGGCAGCAAAAACCCGATATCCACAATGCTGACCATGTTCCAGGTTGAAGCCAACAACCAGATGGACTTCATGTTTAAGGATTTGAAGGTAGAAGCCGAAAAGAAGGCTCCCCGCGCCGTTGGCGCATTTATGAGCCTTGCCCTCGCAAAGATGTTTATCGCGGCCTTTATGTATGATGAGGAGCGCAAGCTGTTGGGACTGAGTGCCAATGCCTTTGACCCAATAAACTGGCTCCGTGATGCCTCGGAGGAAATCCGCAAAGGCATAGACGATGAACAGAGCATATCCGAAACCGTGGGCAACATCTGGGACAACACCCGTGAACAGATTCCTTTCATCGGTGGTGGCCGCTACGGCTCCATTTACGAAAACGCCCTACCCGACATTGGCGCCATAGCCGACGCCGTGCAGGACGCTGAGGGAATGGAGGAAAACGCCGGTAAGTACATAGCCCAGACAGCCCTTGAGGAGCTTTCCAAACCCGCCCTATACCTTGGCCTACCCACGGGCGGCGCACAGCTTAAAAAGACCGCACAGGCGGTCAGGGCCCTTGCCGAGGGCGGCTCATACAAGATAAACAACCAGGGCGAGAAGCGCCTGCAGTACACCGTAGATCCCACGCTTGGCAACATAGCGGGCGGCATCCTGTTCGGCAAAGGTGGATTCAAAGAGAATAAGGAATGGAAGACATCCGGTTTCGACTCCTTCTCCACCAAAGAGCAGGACGCATTCCAGAGCCTCAAAGGCCATGGCGGCGATGCATCACAGTTTGGAGAATACCGAACCATCTATAGAAACATGGTGGAAGCGGATAACGAAAAGAATACCGCCCTCAGGGAGCGGAGAGACGAAATTCTCATGGGCAATCCTGCCTTGACGTCCGCCGAAGCCATGGAGCGTGCCGAAATGGATCTCGGATATACCCAGCAGAACAGCGCGCTAAAGTGGGCACAGCAGATATCCCGCGATGGCTCATTGACGGATGAACAAAAAGCCGACCTCATTACCCTTGCCGACCTTGGCGCCGATGACATCGAAGATCTTCGCGCCCTCACAAATTTCGGGGTTCCGGTATCTGACTATGTAAGCATAATGACCACCCTTGCCGGCGAGGAATCCATAACCTCTGACGTTAAGAAAAAAGTATCACAGCAAATCTTTGATACTCGTGGCCTTACGGTTGAGCAGAAGACCGCCCTTGCCCGCAAGACCATCGGAGACGACTGGATTGTTGACTATTCATCACAGGCAGCCCATGAGCTTACCATAATAGGCAAATCCGCCTATAACGACTGGCAGGAAGCCAAAGCCATGTACGGAGTATCAGCTGATGCATACTTAAAGTATCACCAGGAAAAAGACAACGTAAAGGGCGATCTGATACCCGGAACCACCGACAAGTATGTATCAAACTCAAAGAAAGCAAAGTTGGTCAACCTCATAGAGAGCCTTGATGCCCCTGAAGCGTTCAAAGAGTATGTATGGTACAAGGTATACGAGAAAGACTATTCGACAAGGTTCAATGGAATCAAACAGATCGATGGTGTATGGCAGCCCGACTAAGGAGGAGAAAAATTGAGTATAACAGACAACAAAATAACCAGATGGGATAGCCCAATCGTGAACGAAGCGGATCGCCCCCAGCGGTCCGCTTCCAATATGAAGGAGATATTCGACAGCAACAGCAACCAGCTCAAAGCGGCTCTCAACGCCCTTATAGATGCCCTCGCGGCGGGCGGCGCAGCGGACATTGGTATAACCGTTGAAGGCCTCGCCGGCGAGACTGTGTCCGACATTATAGCAGAGCTGAAAGGAATCACAGATGACATTGACGCCGCCGTGGATGCTCTCGTTGCTGCGGTGCTTCCCGAAGGCGATGGCAACACTTTCCTTGCCAATGACGGTACGTGGAAGCTGCCTGCTGTAGGCGCCTCGGCAAACGGCCTCAAACCCGGAGGCGAAGCCGGGGATGTTTACGTAAAGAAATCCGACACGGTATATGATGGCGAATGGAAGTCGCCGGAAGAACTCGGTTTTGGCGACATGGCAACATCCGTATATGATACCGACCAGGACGGAAATGTGGATGAAGCCGACTATGCAGAGGCTGCCGGCAACACAGAACTCTTTCGTGGCAATCCCATAACCGCCATCGCCGCAGCGCCCAAACTCCGCACCGCCACCCTTGGCGTGGCGCTGTGGACCGGCGCCGAAGCGCCGTTCTCCCAGGCTATAACCGTGGAGGGAGTGGTCGCCGATGTGAACGCTCAAGCCATATGGCCTATTCCTCAGCCCGGATACACATCAGCATGGGGGGCGGCCGGCATTGAATGTACGGCTCAGGCGGCGAACACACTAACTTTTACGTGTGAATCAGCTCCCGAGAACGATATCCCTATATTTATCGTCATTATGGAGGCGGCTAAGGAGGTAACGGCATGATTCTCAATACAGTAGTTAAGGGCGAAAATGGCGGAGGACTGCCCGCCTTCTCTTACTCAGGCTTATACATAATGAAAGCCGATAGCGGTGAAAACTGGCGCATTGGTTTTATTACTTCCGGCACATTGATACCTGAAGAAGATTTGGAAGTTGACATATTCCTTTGTGGAGCCGGTGCGGGCGGACAAACTGGCAACCGCACCAGTACAGCAAACACCTACGGCAACGGCGGCTGCGACGGAGGTAAGAGCAACACAAATACCAGCTATTCCACCAGAGCTGGCCACGGCGGTGGTGGCGGCTATACCAATACGGTTAAAAAGATCAAGCTCTTAAAAGGCGCAGAATACCCCGTTGTTATTGGTGCGGGCGGTTCGGCCAATTCGGCGGGCGGGCAATCTTCTTTCGATAATTATGTAGCATTGGGCGGGGATGGCGCAGTAGCAACAAATAATACATCCGTACGTGGCGGCTCCAATGGCTCTCCCGGTCAGGGCACGACCACTCGTGAATTTGGCGAAGAAAACGGCGAGCTATATTCGGGCGCAGGAGGAGCCGGGGGTTCTTACAGCAACGGCCTTAAAGCAGGCGGTGCAGGCGGTGCCGGAGGTTCAAGCGACGCGTCTGCCGGAGGAGGCGCCTTTCCAAGCTCAAACACAACCGGTGGTAAAGGCGCTGCATCTGAAGCGTGGCTTGTTGGTGGCGCTAATGGTGGCGGTGCTGGCGGTTCTGCACCCGGCGGAGGCGGAGGCGGCGGCATTGGGGCTGGCGGTGGCGGTGGCGCTAATAGCGGCGGTGTTGGTGGCAAAGGCGCACAAGGTATCGTTATAATCCGTAACGCACGAACATAGAAAGGAATTAACACCATGATTTTTAACAGCAGCACAGATCTCAAAAGACCTTTTTAGAATACGGAGTAAAGTAAATGATATATGCACTTATTAAAAACGGCGTTGTGGTAAACACAATAGTGCTCAACCCAAACAACGCACATGATTTCCCAAATGCCGTACCTACAGACGGCTTACCCGTCACGATAGGGGATACCCATGAAAACGGCAAGTTTTATAGGGGCGGTGTTGAGGTCGGGCTTGAGCCTGAACCCGAAGAACCTGACATCGATTATGACGACGAGCTCACCGACGCCTTAGCCGCCCTCGAAACTCTGGGCTACACCGACTGAAAAGAAAGAGAGAAACACACATGATAATAAATCCTGTAATTTATTCTCGGGGGGGGGGGGGCGGAGCGTCCCTTGACATAATAACCGCAACCCTGCTGCCCGCGGCCGCTGTGGATGGACAGGCTATCATCATTACACCCACCACACCCGGCAAGATTATTTTTTCCTACGCCGCGCCTTCCGACCCTGTCAGCGGTGATATATGGGTACATACCGTGGATAACGGAGGCTATACTCTGTCAGCCGACGGAGCGGTGGGCATAAGAATCACTCCCGGCGCGGTAATGCAGTTCAATGGCTCTATTTGGGAGTACAGGAATGCCTACATCGGAGTATCCGGCGAGTGGAAGTTGTTCTCAACTCTTTCACCGCTGTCATCCTTGACATGGGCTCAGATAATCGCCATCGGCAACAGCGGCGAAGAGTGCAGCCTGTTCTTCTCCGTTGGCGATGCCAAGGATTTGCAGCTTACCACCAGCGAGCTCGTTCCTGTTGTTATAGGTGACTTCAAACACAACACCATCACCGGCACAAGCAATAAGGCGGCCATGGCATTCACATTCAAAAACTGCCTTAACACCACCTATCCTATGAACAGCAGCAACTCCAGCTCCGGAGGCTGGAACAACTCTGCTATGCGAAAAACAAGGATGACAAACATACTGAATACCTTCCCCGCCGAGTTAATAGCGGATGGAGCTATTAAGTATGTTGATGTATTGGCCTCTGCCGGCGGAGGCTCTACCGCCATTACCACATCATCTGACAGGCTCAGGCTTCATTCTATAGTAGAGCTGGGTTTGTCTTATTCTTATGCCGCATCCGGCGAGGGCACGAAATATGCATACTATACTTCGGGCAACCGCGTTAAAACCGTAGGTGGCGTGGCTTCGATATATTGGACCCGTTCCCCGGACACCGGCGACAGCGGCTCTTTCTGCTACGTCGCCACGTCGGGCACGGCCGGCAGCCACGCCGCCAGCCGCTCTCATGGCGTGGCCTGCGGCTTTGACATTTAATCCAAAATCCAAATAATCGCCGCCCCTGTGTGGGCGGCGGGAGGTAAAAATGAGCGTACTGAAATCCCAACGAGGGGCAAGCACAATGCAGTTTGTGCAGACGGCGAGAGAACTTGCCGAGTATACCACATCCGTGTGCAGGAAACTGCCAAAATCTTTGACATTTTACGGCGGAAGCCAGCTATGGACGTTGGCGCGGGAGATCCTCAGCCACGTGACACGCGCCAACAGCGTATATCCGACCAACGCCCACGAACTGCAGGAGCGGAGAGATTGCTTTATAAAAGCCAACGAAGCTGTACAGGACTACCTGGTACAGCTGGATATGCTCAAGCCCCACGTTGAACCCAAAAAATTTCAGGAGATGGTACGCCTGGCCACGGCGGAAGCAGCTCTCATTTCGGCGTGCAAAACTGCCGACGCCAAAAGATATAAGTTTTAGGTTATGCGCTGATACCCGTTCCCCGAACACCGGCAACAGCAACAATTTCTGCTACGTCAACACGTCGGGCACGGCCGACAACAACAACGCCAGCAACTCTAATGGCGTGGCCTGCGGATTGTGTGACGGCGAGACCGAGTAACTGTAAAGTGAAAGCAGAGCATCCACATAAGGAGCGCATGACCTTCCCGCAAGGGTAAATAGAACTTTCGATGCGGCTGACCGGACGCTGCTTGCATGGGCGGGATACCGCTTTCATGGTCCGCCGCTGTAAACGGAGGTGATTACATGACAAGCGAAGAACGGCGCGAGGCCAGATACCAACGCAGAAAGGCCAAGCGCGAGGAGCAAAAGAAGAAGCGGAACTCAATGACTTATGAAGAAGTGTTCAGCTTCGACAACCTTTATAATGCCTTTAACAACTGTAAGCAAGGCGTCATGTGGAAAACCAGCGTGCAGGGCTATGCCGCCGGGCATCTCGCCAAGGCCTATCGTACTCACAGACAGCTGATGGATGGCACATATAAAAGCAAGGGCTTTGTAGACTTTGACATCATGGAGCGCGGTAAACCCCGGCATATCCGCAGCGTGCATATCAGCGAAAGAGTGGTTCAGCGCTGCCTGTGCGATCATTACCTCGTGCCGGTACTGAGCAGTACATTCATTTATGACAATGGTGCCAGCCTAAAGGGCAAGGGGATACACTTCTCTCTGGATAGGCTGTGCGAGCATCTGCGCTGGCACTACAGACGCTACGGCACAGAAGGGTATGTGCTGACCTTTGATTTTTCAAAGTATTTCGATACCGCGAAGCACTCTGCTGTATTTGCTGAAATCGACCGTTGCACCACCGATGAAAGATTGCGGGAGCAGGCAAAATACTTCATCCGTCAGTTTGGCGATGAGGGCCTGGGCCTTGGTAGCCAGGTATCGCAAATATCGGCCCTGGCGCTTCCAAACCGCCTTGACCATTACATCAAAGAGGTGCTGCGAATCCATTGCTACGGCCGGTACATGGACGACGGTTACCTTATCCATCCCAGCAAAGAGTATCTGCAGGAATGTTTGAACGAGATCCGCAAGATATGCGCATCCCTCGGCATTAAGCTCAATGAGCGAAAGACCCAAATAACAAAACTAACCAAAGGCGTCACCTTTCTCAGGGGACGCTTTTTTCTTACCGACAGCGGTAAGGTGGTCAAAAAGCTTAACCCTCATTCTGTCGCATCGATGCGCAGGAAACTTAAGAAGTTCAAAAAATGGGTGGACTGCGGGAAAATGTCCATCGATGACGTGTGGACGTCGTGCAAATCATGGGTCGGCTATGCGAGCTATTTTGACGCCTACCACTCACGGCAGAACCTAAACAATCTATATAAGGAGTTGTTTGTATGTACGAAATAAAAAAAGATGGCGTCCGGATCTCCCTCGAGGATGAGCTGAGATATGTAAAGACCCAGCCGAACGGAGTTACGGTTTACTGCGGCAAGGAAGAGGCCGAGGCCGTGGAAATCAACAACAGCTATAACGAGCCCATCGAGGGGCTTGAAATCATAGAATTCAACGGCGCCGTTCAGGTTACGGACATGGAGGCGGCCCTTGAACGGCTCGGATATGAGGAGGAAGAGCATGGGCAAGTATAACGACTGGGCAGAAAAGAAGGCTGCCGAAATAGAGCGCATGAGAGCACAGGGGGGGCAGGCCGTACGCGAAGCCGCCAGCGATTCTCCTGGCGTAGATATAGGCTATTTCGATTATGACGAATGGACGCCCGGCACCGCATATAAAAAAGGCGATGTATTCACACACAACGGCAAATGCGGTTTCTGCCGTCAGGCGGTCAACTCTCTTGAAATATACCCGCCTTTTTCCATCGGAACTGAGGCACTATACGGAGCAAGGCCTGCGGCGGACATCGATGGCGTTTATCCCTACGTATATAATATGCGCGCTGAAGCCGGTATGAAGGTCCGCTCCGTAAAAGACGGAGAGGTATATACATGCATTCAGCCGGCGGATCCGTTGCTGCTTGATCCTGCCGATGTGCCGGCCCACTTCACCAAATAAAATTCAGAGCCTTTAGAGGCTCTTTTTTAATACAAACTTCAGATAAAAGAAAGGAACCATTTATGAAAAAGTTTATTGCGATTCTCATTTCTGTGCTGCTTCTTTGCGGCATGACCACCGCCATGGCCGCTGACGAAAAGGTCACCGTGGCAATTCAGCCTGTGGACTACCAGACTGGCAAGGCGGTATCCAAAACCTATGTAGAGAACGAACTCTTCAACCTCCGCGTCGACATCGATGTTCCTCGGTTCGCAGATCTCACAAACATGCAGCTCGTAATAGAGGTGGACGGCGTGGAAATTGAGGAACCTTCCTTGCAGCTGGTGACCGGCCGCTACTATATCCGCGGCGTAGTCACCGCCCAGCCTGCCAACATATGCGTCAAGGTTAAAGACGTGGCCCTTGAAAACGCAGATACTGCAGAGGAAATGTACGAGGCCATGAAGGAAGACAGAACAGTAACCGCCTGCTATTCCTTCACAGCCGGAGCTCAGCAGACTCAGCAGACAATCTCCATTCCTAAAACTGGCGACGCCAGCGTTTTGGGCCTCGCCTTTATACTGGGCGCCGGCGCCTGGATAGTTGACTGCGGCAAGCGTTTCAAGAGGTAAAGAGAAATGGAATTTGCCTACGTTATAGATACCGGCCTCAAATGGCCGGAAGGCAAAGGCGGGAAGCGCCTCGTAACCGATCATGTGCAGGTCCATCATACCGTAGGCAATTACGGTACACCTGAAGCGTGGGAGCGGCTTCATCGCCGCAAAATCGAGAAAGACGGCCACAAGGGAGTCGGGTATTCATATTTAATATGCAAGAACGGCGATATATACCTCGGACGCGGCCTCGAGTATTCTCACGGCGGTGTTTCAAACAGCGCCACAAAGAACGAGGATGATATCGGCGCCAACGACCGCTCTGTGGCCATTGCCTTCGACGGAGATATGAGGGATTCATCCCTGCCCACCGAAGCTCAGTTAAGGAGCTTTGTTCGCCTCTGCAATGACGTTCTTGCCTATTATGACCTGGGCGCCGGAGCGGTGCTCGGGCACAATGAAGTACCTACCTATAAAAATAACAAACCTACCGGCAAAAACTACGCCACAGAGTGCCCCTGCATGGACATGGATCAGCTGAGGGCGCTCCTCAGCGGCAGGGAAGAAGCCCCCGATCTCGCAGTTCCCGATGATGATGAACGGACAGAAGATCTTCCTACATATCCTGCGCTGCGTCAATATGCCGGCGCGACCTATGTCAACCTGAGAACAATGCCTTCAACGGGCGGCCAGAAAATTGGGCGCGTGTGCGTAAATGATAAGGTGATTGTTCTGGGATTCAACGGCGACTGGGCAGAGGTCATACTGCATGAGGAAACTCCCATGCTGCGCGGCTGGTGTCTCGGTAAGTACTTCAAGGAGGTATAGTCATGGACAGGCTGTGGAACTTCTTCCTCGACATGCTGCCCTCCATTATCGTGGGCCTGTTTGCCTTCTATTGGCAGCGTGCTCAGAAAAAACGCGACAAAGCGACCGATGATAACCGCAAGGCCAGGCAGGAAGAGACCATGCTGATGCTGCAGCTGCAGTGGGCGGCCAATAAACTGTCCTATGCCGTTGCCATGGCATTAAAACGCGGCAGTCCGAATGGCGAGGTAGAAAAGGGCATCGCATCGTATGAAAGCGCAAAAAAGGCTTATCGCGAGTTCCTGGACAAACAGGCGATGAGCCACCTTCACGATTTCGATTAAAAACGCCGATTTTTAATGTTAAGAACACAACTAAAGGTTTCTTAACAACAAAAACGGCGCTTTTTAATGTAATTCATCAACCAAACTTAACAAAAAAACAAGGAGATTTTATAAAATGGAAGCAATCACTATTATTATCGTTGTAGCCCTGCTGATAGAGGCAGTTGTGGAAACCATCAAGATGACCATTGAGGGCGGCCTGCATTGGGAGAACCTTGTTGCCATGATCCTCGGCATTTTGCTGAGCTGGGCATGCGGCATAGGCCTCATGTCCGCCGTGGGCATTGCCGTGCCCGCCGTCGTTGATATTCTTATTACCGGCATCCTTCTCTCTCGTGGCAGCAACTTTATATCTGATCTCTTCGATAAACTGCATGTTGGCAGAGTAAATTAAATAACGACTTCCCAAGAACGGGAATCCCTTTCAAACACGCCCCGGCGCAATGCCGGGGGCGTGTTCTGCGTTTTGGAATAATGGCAACTTTCCGGCAACCTTTTTTTGATAATGAAATGCTGCACAGGATATAAAAACACAGACAAATAGGCACTTTTTACACCCATAGAAAAACAATAAATATCAAAAAATATAGGTAGCCGCCGGATACCACAAAAGAGAACGCCCGCATCAAGCGGGCGTTTTTCTTAGGTATTTAGGCATTTTTTAGCTTTAATGTTCATCTTTCTATTTTTCCCTGGCAACTTTCTGGCAACCTTTTTTGAAAGCATCTCTTGTGGCGGCTGCATTGGCGTCCTCTTTTTCTTTTGCAAGATGGGAATATATTTCGAGCGTTGTCTTTGCGCTGGCATGCCCAAGGAATTTTTGAGCGGACAAGACATCAATTCCGGCGTTATAAAGAACGCTGGCATAGTTATGCCGGAAATAGTGGGCGGTGAGAATGGATATCCCCTCTTTCGCCTCAATCGTATTATCTGCATCATAGACTTTCTGCATTAAAGACTTCCACAGGCGATTAAGCTGCGTGTTTCGCCAGAAAGAACCATCGGGAGCGGGAAATACGAATGCGGTACCGAATCCGCGCAGAGGAAGCAGCGCATCTCGCAGATCCTCCGGCATCGGAATGTCTCTTACAGAATTATCTGTTTTCGGATCACCCAGTTCCCCTGCCTTGAAATCCACCTTGCGAACCACATGGATTATCTGCTTCTTAAAATCCACATCCTGCCATTGCAGCCCACAGGCTTCGCCCAGACGCATTCCGGTGTAGTAAAGGAGCTTTAGGAGCAGACCGTTAGGGTCTTCATCGGCAACAGCAAGAACAGCCGCTGTCTCTGCATCGGTAAGTGCCCGGCGGGACTCCTTCGCCTTAGAAGGCTTAACGAGCCCTACCACAGGATTACGGTCAATCATGCCCTGACTGTATGCCAGGTTAAAGACCGCCTCAAGGGTGGAGAAAATATTGCCTATTATAGCAGCGCAGGTATCCGCCTTTGAATTGAGCAGCTGCTGCAGATCCATGACGGTGACGGCACGCAGGGCTTTGTCGCCCAGCACCGGAAGGATGTGCTTGTTTATTGTGGTGGCATAGCTCTGCCGGGTGCTGTAGCGCACGGCGGGTTTCTTGTACAGCTCATACCATTGCTGCAGGTATGCCCCAAACATTATATCGCTTGAATCCGTATAGCCGCTTTTGAACTCACGCACAAGGCGCCTCTTTTCCTCCTCCAGCTCCTTACGGGTGCGGCCGGAAGCGTACTTAACAACCGCCTTGCCGGCTATATCGTGGCCAACGGTTATTTTTGCCCTATACCTGCCATCCTTTTGCTTTGCCATTGTGAAAACCTCCAATTTGTGATATATTTGGAGGTACAGAAAAGGAACCCTGCTAAGGTCTTATCTGTACCCGCTGCCCTCGGTGCGCCAACGCCGGGGGCGGCATTTTTATATGTTAAAAAAGCGAATCTCCAATTAATGATTCTAAAAACTCGCGTTCTTTCTCATTTCTGATATCTTCGAACTTTTTGTGCCTAAGAGCATCGTACCGAGATTCATTTATGACATTGCTGGTAGTCAAAACGTCGATTTGATAAAGTACGTTTATTAAATCCTGTTTATTACCATAAGCGATTGCTGCAGATGCCTCTTCTAAAAGCGACGCAATATTTGCCCGAAGGGAAGAATGCTTATTCAGCCACATATCGTGCAAATCGGTTTCTGCTGCCAACCGTTCTTCCAGTGCAACAACATCGTCATTTAATGCGGCAAGTTCAGCGCTCAACTCTTCGTTGGATTTAGCAAGGGATGCGCTGGATTCCTTTAACTGCACGTTTGCCTCTGTTAAAACCTCGACTTGTTTGTTTTGCACACAAATTAAGCAACCAAGAACCACGCAAACAACCAACGATCCTATTGAGACGATTTTACCAACGGATACCCCTAAGCCTTTATCTCTTTCCATAATCGGCCTCCCTACACTCTTATCTTCACTTCAACAACCTTGCCCTGTATCTGCAGCTCAGTCTTATCCAAATCATACATCTGAGGGACGTGCCTCGGATTACTGCTCTGCGGTACCAGCGTAACCATGTTATCGTGCTTATAAAACCGCTTAACGGTAGCATCGCAGCCATTTACCAGCACAACAGCGATGTCACCATTATCTACACAGGACTGCCGGCGCACTATAAGGAGGTCACCATCTTGAATGCGGGCGGCATCCATGCTGTCGCCGGAGACCACAAGGCCGAAGTATTCGCCATCTTCGGGAGTATCGATATATGTATAGCCCTCGATGTGCTCTTCTGCGTATAGAGGATAACCGGCGGCAATCCGACCGAGTATGGGAATGCGGGTGGCGGGGGCGTAGCTGATGGCGTCTATAGCAGTTGAATTCTTAAATTTACCCATAGAAATGGGCTGACCGTCATCCAACTTAGCTATAAGAGCGTCGATATCGGTAGCCATGCCGTTGGCAACCTGCCTGATGGTTTCAATAGACGGAATAATTGGCTTTCCGCTGCGGGGATTTTTGTTGTTTTCAAGCATGGAAATGTACCCCTTACTCAATCCGCATTTTAGGGCAAATTCTTCCATTGATAAGTTGTTAATTGTTCGATATTCTCTTATAATCTCGCCGATAGTCATCCGCTCGCCTCCTCTATATGTTTATTATAGTAAACATAACACAAAAGTCAATAAAAATGTTTAATATGCTTGACAGGATATGTTTAATATGTTAAACTTAGCGTGACACTAAAAGAAAGGAGCGTTGGACATGCAGAACAGATTGCGCGAATGTCGCAAGGAAGCGAAGCTTACGCAGGCAGAATTGGCCGAAAAATCCGGCGTATGCCGCACGGTAATATCCGGCATAGAAGCCGGAGTATATGATGTTACAACCACAAAAACATTGCGGAAACTTTCGGCTGCGCTCAACAAAAGCGTAGGCGAGGTTTTTTTTACCTAAAAAGTTTAATATGCTAAACAACGGAAAGGAAGGAGGTAGGGGAGGGTAAAATAACATGTTCAAGAGAGAAGCCATAAAAGAACTCGAAGACATAATACAGATTCTCGACGATGGCAAGCACAAAGCCTGCGCCAAATATGAAGGTGAATACCTTGAGGGGTTCTGCTTCGCCACTGAAGGCATGAAGAAGGTGATCGCTTGCAGGCTCAGCAGATTACGGAAGACCGACAACATTATTAGAACATGTCTCGGAATAGCCGCACTAAGTCTATTGATAGTGCGATTGTTCCAGTAAGGGCTCCCCACCAGGCAACATGGTATCCCTTGCGCGCAAGCCGCTTATCGGCCCAGATATCCACATGGCTTTCGTAAGCCTCAAGGCCTGCAAGCGTTATCTTGAAGTCCTGAACAAAAGGATTTGGAGTCTCATCGGTGCAGGCTATGAACTCTTTGGACAGAAGGTATTCAATGACCTCTTCCTTAAATCTTGCACCCACAATACGCTCAACCTGTTCGGAGTTAAAAGCTTTCTTTTTACGAACTTTTTTAAGAACTCTGAATGAGAGTTTAACCAGCATAACCAAACACCTCACACATTTTTCAAACATTATATCACACAAAAGGAGCGACCAACCCATGAAAAATGAAACCAGGAAAGGCCTTACAGACAAGGCGGCAGAAATAATGATGGATGCTCTGAACAAGGTAAACACCTACGACAGCCCCATACAGAACAGGGAAAAGATTTTGGTGGCATCGGATCTGCTCGAGATCATAAAAGGGCTTGACGGCATCAAGACCGATGAGGAAAGGGAAATGGAACAGATGGTGGCCGAAGACCTCCGGGGGATGCTTGAAAGAGGAAAGGCTGCTCGGCAGGAAAGTAAAGCAATATATGAATCAATAATGAAGCAGCTCCGGAACGGAAGAGAGACCAGCGGTACCGATTACGAAAAAGCAGCGAACGCTATTAACAACAGATGTGATTAAGGAGGCACACCATGGCAAAACACCGTCAGACCAAAGCCTGTGAATTCCCTGCAAAGGTAAGGGTGGCCATTTACAACAGAGACTGCGGCTGCTGCGTTCTCTGCGGCAGCCCCAACGGCAGGCCCAACGCCCATTACATTCCCCGCTCACACGGCGGGCTGGGCGTAGAGAAAAACGGCCTTACGCTGTGTTTTGATTGCCATTACGCCTATGACCACACCCCGCAGCGCGATGAGCTGCAGCAGCATCTCAAGGCGTACCTGCAGGAGTGCTACCCCGACTGGAACGAGGATGACCTGTATTACAAGAAATACGCTTGCTTTGAATAGGAGGGTGACATGATCAAGATTATAGCCGACAACGGCAGAGTGGGCATTAAGGTTTGCGGCACTGCCGGCGAACTGGGCGGCGATGCAATCCGCGCACTAATATCTTTGGGCGAAGAACTGCACGAAATATTTATCGGCACAACAGAGGCGGACAGTGGAGTTGGGTTTCACGAAAAGTTCACCACAGCGCTGTCCATGGCCCTCGATGGCTACAAAAGAGACGCGATTATGGATCACATAGTAGGCCTTATCAAAAAGGAAGAGGCGGAAAGGAGCTAACATGGCAGCGCCCGACATTACCGCAATCATAAAGGACATGGTGTCCGCGGCGGTTGAAGAAAAAATGGGTCAACTGGGCAGTATAGCCGATTCGATGGTGCGCCTCCATGGCGAGTACATCACACCGAAACGTGCCGCCGAGCTGATGAACGTCAGCGTCGGAACGGTGCACCGCATGTGCGAGGATGGCCGCCTTACCGCAACGAAGACCGGCTCGCCGCTCATCCTCGTGCGCTCCATGGCCCGGATGGTAGATGATGCCGGCGACCCAATCAAGCCCCCAAGCAAACCCAAACAGCACCTTAGATATCGCGTATCACCATAGGAGGCAACATGGCAGAAGTTTTTATGGATGACAACAAAACCGCCGTGCAGAAAATGCGCACACCTTTTGACCCCACCATGAACGTGTTCCAGCGCATGCACGCCGTCATGAATGAGATCGGTTATATCTCCAAGGACCGTCTGATAGACGGCGAGTATTATGCCGTTACCGCCGAGGCTGTAGTAAGCGCGCTGCGGCCCGCCCTGGCGAAATACGGCCTGCTGATATTTCCTGTAGAGCACAAGCACCACCGGGAAGACGAACGCGCCGGTGGCATAACCAACCGCCTCACCACGCTGGATGTCGTATACCGCATTCAGAACATCGACAGTCCCAAGGATTATATAGAGGTTGTATCCACCGGCACCGCCGTGGACCTGCAGGACAAGGGCTCCGGAAAGGCCATGACCTATGCATACAAATACATGGCCCTGCAGACGTTCGCTATCGAGACCGGCATGGATCCCGATCACGTGGGTTCAGACAGGTACAGCCAGGAGCTGGCCGAAAAGGCAAAGTCCGGCAAGTATCTCGCCGTAAAAAAGAAGCCGGACGTAGTGTTTGAGCCTGTC